TGAGTTCAAAGGGTTCTCTATACATCTTTTCACGGACGGCACCATCAAGAAGAGCCCCGTACGTGACCAGCCGGACACTTTCAAACATAGGCTCTGCTGCTGTGACCGTGATATCTACAGGCTTATCGAAAGGATATGATCTGTCATACACAGAAATGGTGGTGTCAAGAGGCACTGATGTACAGGTGTCGCGATATCCTCTTGCTTGACGAACAACATCAGCAAGTGGTCTGAACGTGATATGGAGCCGCACGGATCCATCTTTACATGCCAGGAGCGGCAGGTACTCCTTCAGGCGAGTCCGCATGAAGTAAAAGACGAGCGGACAATGGATATATCCGTCTTCAGTGGGGAAAACACGTGTAGGTGACCAGGCTTTCAAAGAATCAATTGACACTTTGCCGAGAGCATCTGTGCCAGAACCAACTTGTGTATTAAGATCAGCAAAGAGAGAGCTAAACACATTCATAAAGTCGCCGTCGATTTCTTCAATCGTATCACCGTCAATCTCAAGCTCTGCCTTCTGTATAAGCGCAGTGCCAAGCGAGTTCGCATAGAACCATGCCTTTTCAGGTTCTACATACTCGTATGCGCCAGATGCGACTTGTAGCTGTGCTGATAAGTTCAACCAATGTGCTAATTTGATTTGGAGAAAGGCGGCATGTACAACATCACCTGATGTCTGGGTTTTCAGGTCAAAAGAGATGCGCTGCCCGAAGGAGGCGGGACCACGATATGCGAACTCTTGTATACAGGGTGTAAAGGGTGTGTACCGACGTTTCGCGCCGCGTGTAAACCATGACACATGAGGATCTACAGGAGAAAAAAAGGAATCTTGGTCATCACGATCGGTGAGGTCCAAGAGTGTTGTTATATCGCCACGAGGTCGGCTCATCTTTATTGCTTTTTACTACGGAGAGATTCTTTACATGCGGCGGCGACGCGTGGATTTTCTAGCTTTTTTGTGTATGTTCTTTTTTGTTTTCTTGAACTTTCTTCTGCCACCAGAAAATGCCAAGTTAACTGCCAGATTTAGATTATTATCTGTAGCATTCATCAAACCTTCTGCTCTAGTACGATCAATACCCATATCTATTAATTGTTGTATACCTGCTTCTCTTATATTAGAAGAAGGAGCAGGAGCAGCAGAAGCAGCAGGAGCAACAGGTACTACATGCCTCAAAGATATATATCCATTGATAACATCATGTAATTTTTTATTTAAAAACACAGTATTAATACGTAAACTATTTGGGGGGTGTCCTTCATCCATTGTATTTGATCCACAAGAAAAAAGTGTCGATGTTATAATTGCCTTATATTTTGACTCAAGGTCAGGAAGAGTATCTACCCATTTTTCAACGAAACAAAGTCCTATAACATCAGCCATTGATTCAGAAAACATACCTTCCCAGCTGCCTTCTCCATACAAGCTTCTGCCATATTTTTGTCCTGGTTTATCTATCATATTTTGTCTATATGCCTGTAGCATCTTCTCTTTATTAAAAATTTGCTCAAGTTTATTCATACTTCTTACACTAAATCGTAATTTACCGTCAGAATCACTACCAATACGTCCCGCGCCTAGAGCATGACCCAATTCATGTGCAAATGCAAATATAAATGTTGAAGGATTATGATATAACATTCCAATTATAGTAAATAATGTTATAAATCCGCTACCAGAAGCAGGAGCCTCCATGCTAGTTTGAAATATAAAATCATTTACACCAGGGTATCTTTGTGTATTTAAATACGCACCGCTCAATAAATCTGTTTCTCTTACACTTCCATATTTCATTGATTGAAGAGAAAGATTATCATTATTTATTATCATTTCAATATTAAAGTTATTATATTCAGGATCAAATAACCTAATTATCTCTCTTACATTTGTTCCAATAAATCGTTGACAATCTACAGCCATTGTGAGCCATTCATCAATTGTCTTTCCTCCTATTACAGTTTGAAGAGATTTGTATTTCTTTACAATTATTTTTAATTTCTCTGTTTCATCTTGATTTAAATGTGTTAATCTTGATTTTAATCTTGTAGCTTCTTCTGCTGTAAATGGATAATTTACGGGTACTAAATCGAATTCAGGTACTTCGGTAAGTCCCCGTCGCTGAGCTTCTGCTGGATTTATCTCTGTATCAGTGGCAACTTGCGTACACTCTATATTCTGTAGATAATGATCAATAATTTGTTTTATTTCATTTTCATTACTCATTATATTACTCATCAAATCATTGGCGCTAGTTTCTGCTAGTGGTAATGCTTTCCTTAATTTGTCTTCTATAGAAGTAATATCAGGATTTTTATATACAGTAGTTCTTGAAGTAGGGAGTCTAGATGCATCTCCAAATTGTTGACACACAAAAGCTAATGATTTATTATTATAATTTTTACCAGGGTATCTTGTTATAGTATATGTATAATCATTAGGATTTGTTGTATTAATACTATCATACTCAAGAATATGTTCAGATATTCTTAAAGGAACTGAAAGATTTTTTCTTGAATTTAATCCGGTCTTTCTTAAGCCATGTAAGTTGCTAAGATATCTATTCGACATTCCTATATTATCATTAGAAAAATTGAAACAACGGAACCGAATTTAATTCCAACCCCAAAAGATAAAATGGAGTATTATTTGAAGAATGAAAGCAAGAAGGTCTTCACATTTTCTGGAGAAAAGACATTCACCGAAGCCGTATCTATTGTTTTAGATATTTCTGGAATGACTGTGAATGATATACCTTCTTCTTATAAAATTGTAGGTCGTCGCACAGGAGACTACCTTCATAGTGTATACGTGATACCTAGGGAAATCTGGGATAAACCGATTTCTGAGGCTCCTTTATCAAATAATATCTTATATTTGGTTCGCAGCACGCGTGGAGCTTAGTTACCGAACTTCAGACCACCCCTCCCATCTGAAACAGAGAAAACAGCCCATGTCTCTACAAGGACGCGAAGCTCAGATCGCTTTGTCCCATTTACAATATCTGTCAGCTGCATGAAAAGAGTGGGTTTATCAGCCGTAGAAAAGTTGATTGTGCCATCGGGCTGCCGATTGTAGGTTGGCATTCGCACCCCCTTTTTTTCACCGAAACCGAAGTTAATTGTCGCAAGACGTAGTCCAGAATCACGTTCCTCTTTTACATAATTGTCGAGGCTATTCCAAACAAGAGGACTCCAGAATTGTGTCCTATCGCGTCCCGCAATCAGAAGCTTCAGCCCAGAGTAGTATTCAGCTGTCGCGGAATCCGATTGGAGTTTCCAGAGCCGATTTGCCCGCATATCTGCCCAAGAGCGAAACGCCAAGATAATTCGTGAGCAGGGATGTGTGGCATCCAAGATACGCGTCAGAAATGGTGCAGCGGCTGCATAATCCAAGGGACCCTGTGCGAATATATTCTCATAAATACGCTCAAAAGGAATATCAAGCGATGATGCGCGAAGCGCCGTGCGTGTCTCGTCATTCGTATAGATATGGCGTGTCTCCAGATAGATTGTGGGCGCTCCGATGAGAAGTCGATCCAAAGCCTGAAATGACGTAAAAGCGCCATCCCTCTCCGTCTGAACCTGTAGCGTTGATCCCCATGGAGCAGGTTTTTCCCGTCCATCACTCGCCTCCACGAGATCTTCCAATTTACGTAGCCAGACGCGCACTTTGTACTGCTGATTCGGTAAACAGAGAGAAGGAAATCCACCTTCTTCTAACGCTTGGCATCCGATGAGGGGCAAGGGTAGCCTCAAGCGTCCAGGCGTCGCATTGCGACCGATAGAAAGTACAGAGCCATTATGTACACCCAAGAGCTTATCTTCCAAGAATGCGGAATTCAGAGATCCGCGAGAACGACTTTGAATCCAGAGAGCATCGCCGCTGAATTCCTGTAGGAGAATATTGTCTTGTAAGATCTGAATCTTCTCGAATAAGAAATAACCAATTCCGTTGGTATATCCATAAGAGACTCCGCCGCTGTCCTGAACAACTCCCTTTCCATTCGCCGCAAGATAATTCGGCGGCAACCACGATGGCAAGTCGATAACGAGTGTTGGCGATACAATGAAGTCGCCAGCAACTTCCAGTTGAAATTCGGAAGAGCGACCGAATTCCACTGAATTAAGGGGCGGGAGGCGTCTCAGTTCATGAATCACTGGCGCCGTAGGTCCATATCGGTTATCAAAGAGAAACTGCGCATCGGCAGAGTCCTCTTGAAAATATACATCTTTATTTCCTCGTGATACGAGCTCATAAAGAGGTCCATCTAGATTCAGATTCATCCTTCTTAGTATAAACATACGGTAAATTTGAAATCGCCCCCCGCACTCAAACTCCACAATAAAATGTCACTCGCAGATCTACAATTGCTTTTGAAAGATGGATTCTCTGACCTTGAATATAAGCGTCGCACTATCGAGAATAGCGCAGGATTCTTTGAAACTGTGCCACTTGGTGATTCGCTCTGGATCAGTGTTCGCCTCAAGGAAACAGCAGGAGCACTTTCATCAAATCTTACACAAATGTACAAGGATGCTACGCCGCCCTCAACACCGCCCATGAGAACAAGTTTATATGATCGAAAGGTCCACAGTTTCCTCCCACACAAGAAGACCTTACAATACCACGTGATGAACTTAACATCCACATGAATTTGTACATGAGCTACAATATAGTTTTCCTTGAAGCATGAGCTGTTTGTCTATATAACTAGGAAAATTCACAGATACACCCGTTCTTCCTGATATAATTGCGCCGCATGTACTGATATTTACAGTGGGGGCTGTTACAGCAAGTGTTTCCTTATAAAAACGGTATTGAGCCTGTGATTGTAATTTCTTGATGATGTCACTTGCGTCCATTCTGTCTTTTCCTTATATTTTTTCTAAGAAAGAATGTGTGGAATTTGGATGCTGCTTGGAAAAGGTCTAGTCGCCTTGGAGCCAGAAAATGGACTCAGCAAGTTGACAGCTCGTGGTCCGGAAGGATCACGGCTTATTGATATAAGCGGAGTCGCAAAGATGGGATTTACACGCCTGGCAATTAATGGTCTAAATCGCCTAGGCATGCAACCGTGGTCATCGTACGGTGTTCACTGGATGTGTAATGGTGAAATCTACAATTCAGAAGCCCTCAAGGATGAGCATGAAATTATTACCTTATCAGGAAGTGATTGTGAAGTCATTGGTCATCTTTACAACAAGTATGCTGACAATTTGAAGTCACTCTTCCGATCATTGGATGGTGTCTTTGCCATCGCCATTGTAGATGAGAAGCGCAATCGTGTTATCGTAGGACGCGATCCTTATGGTGTAAGACCGCTGTACATGGGGCTCGCATATGACGAGGAAGGCGTAATCTGTACGCGCATCTTTGCCAGTGAAATAAAAGCTCTTTTTCCTTATTGTTCTACCATCAGCCCTATCTTTCCTGGAACCTATCATGTCTATAGTCTGAGTGAGACCACACGTCTAACAATAGAGACATATCACACACAAACGTGGCTCAAGAATCCAATGTTTACACCTGCTCATCCGAATGGTCTGGATATGGCATCTGCCGCCATACGCTTTGCTTTGGAGGAAGCAGTTAAGAAGCGCTTGATGACTGAGCGACCGGTCGCTGCGCTCTTATCAGGCGGCGTAGATAGTAGTTTGATCGCATCACTCGTTGCGAAGAACCTGAGAGATCTAGGACTACCTCGACTCAAGACATTCTGTATCGGAATGCCTGGCTCGACCGATATGAAGTACGCGAAGCTTGTGGCAGAATGGATTGGGTCCGATCATACAGAGATTCTTCTCAGCGCGGACGACTTTTTTGCTGCTATACCCAAGGTCATTCACGATATTGAATCCTATGATACGACAACAGTAAGAGCGAGTGTTGGAAACTGGCTAGTTTCAAGAGAAATCAAGAAGTTGACGGAGTGTAAGGTGGTCTTTAATGGCGACGGGTCCGATGAACTCTTTGGATCCTATCTCTATTTTTACAGAGCACCCTCTGAGAGGGAGTTTGAGGAAGAGTCTGAGCGACTCTTGAAGGACATCCATTATTTCGATGTTCTGCGGTCCGATAGAAGTATTAGTAGCCATGGGCTGGAGCCGAGGACTCCTTTCTTGGATCGGCAATTTGTTGCGGTTGCGCGCAGCGTCGCAACAGAGTGGCGTCGTCCTATGAGGGATGGACTCCCCGAGAAGTGGATCCTACGTCGTGCTTTCGATGATGGGAAGACTTTGCCGCCGTCGGTTCTTTGGCGGAAAAAGGAAGCGTTCAGCGATGGTGTATCGAGCACAGAGAAATCATGGTTCGAAGAAATCGCCGAGCGCGTAGAAGAGCTTGTACCTGAGAACTGGCAAGAAAGGGCAGCAACAGAGTGGTCGCCCCCCTTACCGTTAACGAAAGAGCAATATTATTACAGGCACATTTACTACACATGGTATGGCAAACAGTCTGAAAAGACGAATGTTCCGTATTTTTGGATGCCCAAGTGGAGCCCTGGTGT